GACGGAGCCTTCGGCCATCGTGACCTCCCAGTCGCCGTCCTGCTGGATGCGCTTGAGCTTAGCCTCGTGTTTTGCCTTGGCTACTTCCCCACGGTTGGAGAGCCACTGACCACCTATGCCAGTGATGGCGGAGATGACGGGTCCTATAAGGCTGATCATACTGGATGTCCTAGGGACGCCACCGGAAGAAGGATGAACGCACGAACAGTCGCGTCAGGGTCATTCGCAGGTTTGATGTGGAGTACCTCTATGATGTTTCCATCTGAATCCGCAAATCGACCCACAACTTCGACCACCTCGACATCAACGTAACCACCGCCTGAATAGCACAGGCCATGCTGAATCACGGCGTTGAACGCTTGCTGTAGCTGAGTAACGTCCGCTGCCGCTACGTTGGTTATATGTCCGATACCTACAGGGGTGCAGATGTAGTTGGTCTGTACGACCATACCGGGCTTGAAGCCGTCCTCATCTGCCGGGTTAGCTTCGGCGGTGAGGGCAAAAAGTAAGAGGACGAGCATAATAAAAGCCGCTAATGCGGCTTCAAGATGTTGCATAATGATTTCCTTGGGTTGTCTTATGGGGTGAAGAAGGGCCTCGCCATCCAAGCCATTACAAGGCTGATGATGCCGATGGCCCCTGTACGGAGCCACTGAGTCTTCTCTAGCGTCCTGATGCGGGTCTCATGGTCCGCATGGGTTGATGAGTGGCAGTCAATCTTCTCCTCGATGCGCCCTAAGGCGACTTTAATCTCACTGTCAGACATTCTATGCTCTCTACAAAGGGTGGCCCCCTGTGTATCTAGGGGACCACCGTGGTGTTTCTATTTAACCTCTTCCGGCCAATCAAACAGGACGCCGGTTTTTGTCATCGTCCCGTCCGGGTTGCTGGTGTAGGTCACGAACAACGCAGCGATGTCGTCGGTCGTCGCGGCATTTATGATCCGGTGTTCCATCGTCCACGCGGCCAGCCTGATCTCGTTACGCCAAAGCTGGATCGCGTCTGGCACTTCAATGTTGGTGTCGGCCTTGCGGATCACGGCCCAGTCAGTCTGCGCCAACAGTGCGCCCTGCTGTGCTTTGACTTCGGCAATCAGGTTCGACTTAACGCCGGGTGTAGATCGCTGCGCCAAAGTATCCGGGTCGATCACTGGGATGCCGCTCTCGTCCACCATCGGCGTATCGTTCAGCGGCTTTGCCGTGCTGTTGACCGTGCCGTCGTCATTATATGACCAAGTGTACAACCGGCTGTCAGGAGGCGGCTGCTGTATGATCTCTACGAGACCATGACTAGCCTTTTCCTGTACGCTCCAGACGTTCCAGTTAGCAGGGTGCTGTGTTCCCTCTTCGTCTGTCCAGCCCTTTCCGGGGCGGACAGTCGCATTTGTAGGTATGTGTTTCCACATGTCATATGCTCCTATCGGGCGGTAGCTGTTTTGAATGGTGAACTGGCAAATGCCATGTATATATATGTTGATCCAGATGCGTTGATGTTTGTATTGGTTCCTCTAACTTTGAATCCATTAGATACATTATCAACTCTAGTTGTTGCAGAATTTGTACCGTCAGCTTGGGCGAGATTTGAATACTGAACATCATCTGTTACATTATATTCTGATCTTGCATTGTCCAACATGATCCAGTTTTCTGTAGTATTTGTTCTTTTTATAATGACAAATTCTGGAGTCATTCCCGTGTAAACAAAGGGACCATCTGTCGAACCATTCCCCGTGTAGCTGCCCATTTTGCTGAAGCCGTCTACTTCTGCGAAACAGTAAGCAACCGCTGTGCTGCCGTTAGCGTCTCTGGCAGAACCGATGCTGAATGTAGAACTGGTCCAACTATTTGCACCCCAATATCCGGTAGTCTGCGCGGAGCTTGAGTTTAGTATGAGCCGGTTACCAACAGTAATATCTGAATGATAAACGCCCCAGTTAGTCCCCTGATCTGTTGTTTTTACCAAGATCATTTTTGGGACAGCGCCAAGACCATGCCCAACGGTATAGTTGGATGCAGTTGTATGCGTCCACTTAGCGATAGAAAACCCAGCAGTCGTATTAGCCGATACCGTACTACTGACAGTTCCGTCAGTGTTGCTGCTGCCAGTGGTGTTATCTGCAAGCCAGCACCATGCGACGTATGTGTTTGTTCCTGTGTTTAAACCATTGTGCGTACCAACCGTGAAACCGTCGCTATCAAATGACGTTATACCCTGCGCCTGTGTAAATTCTGCACTGGTAGTATTAGTAATAAGCTGTTTTGTAGAGCCACGGACAACATCCATTACCCGGTGATTGTCTGTGTAACTGCGTGGCTTGCCCCATACAAAGTCAGGCTGGAAACCCACGCCAGTGACGCTAAAGGCTGTTCCAGAATTACCCGTAAACAATACCGGATTAAAATGCGCCGACGGATCGGCAATGGTTGGGTCGGGTAGCCCTGCCGTAGACCAAGGATTGAACCCAGTGGGGATTGTGTAAGAAAAACTGGATTGACCAAAATTAAAAGTCGAACTTCCAATAAACAAACCATACCACGGAGCAAGCGAATATCCTAGCCTTGCAGTCCAAGTCCCCGTGGCATTTGTTCCGTTAGCTGGATCACCGCTGTTATACCAAGTCCCATTGACACCAACCCAAAATTCCATGGTGTCAATATCAATAGCCATCATAATTATATCGTCAGTGTTAAAGTTAGGTGGTCCTGTATCGGGGCTGCCGTCTCCGATAACTACTCCACGCCCTGCTGCTCCTATACCTCTATAGTATGTAGTATCTGGATCACTTTCTTCTTCAACATGGTCGTTTCCAGCGACATCGGTCATCCAACCTGCTTCAGCATAAGAGCCACTGGTAGATGTCCACTCGTAATACCATTTGCCGGATGAAACAAAATGCGTCCCCCGCCCGTGATGCCACCCGCTTGCACTGGTGCCGACAAGATTGCCATTGCTTAAGGTTACAGATGAGTATTTATCAATGGACGATAGTGTGCAGAAATTATCAGTCGGCGTATCCAGCATCTGATCTGTGGTGGCTAGTCCGCTGCTGGTAAAGTCATTGTTGTTGCCTGAGAAGTCTTCACCCAGATCACTGGCTGTCTCGCCTGTGATGTGGAAACCGTTGGTTCCGTAAGAGCCGGTGTATTCAATCGGCACCCACACGCCGTCATCGTTGGTTTCACCAAAGCTGGTTGCGTCTAGTGCAGTGCCGTCGATGAAATGGATTTCGGCCTGATAACCGTCAAAGTAATTAGCAGCGGTATGTCCCTCACCAATTTTATGTTCAACTGCATTACTGATAGCGCCTTCAAGGTTTAGATCAGGCGTTGCCGCTTTAGTGAAATCTATTACTTGAACACCGTTGATGTATAGCTTGGTTCTGTCGTCGGCTGTGGCTTGTGTACTGTCGAATTGCCAAACAAGATGATACCAAGCAGACGGGTCACGAAAGACCTGCGTGGTGTACCAGTTAAGGTCCGTGCCAGAACCTTCGTTTAGTATCGTAATCATTTCACGAGAAGCCGCATCTGGACCTACCTGTAGATACGCCGTCCCTGTTGCGGCAAAAAGAATCTGCCTTGTTCCGTCAATTTTTCCCCGCTTGAACCACGTTGAAAAGGTCCAAGTGCGGCGATTACCGGCAGAGCCATATGTTTTGCTCAGATGAGATGATGTAGTTTTATCAAACCGGATCGACTGATCGATGGTGTAACCACCACCAGCCGCCTTCGACGTGCCTTGGATTATCGACATTATGCAAACACCGCACTGGTGACGACATAGGCGTTCGTGCCGTCGTCATAGTACGAGAGCCAATACACGCCAGCGGTGCTGATCGTCGTCGCAAGGTTAGCATCGCCCTTCGTCGTCGCCGCCAAGCTGATCGCGTGACCGCCGCTGTTGTCGAGCAGGATGTTGCCCGACTGTCCAGCGGTGTGGTTCGTGAAGGTCAGGGTGCCGGTGCCGGTGGGGGTACACTTGAAGTTGTTCGTGACGGATAAATCCAGCGAGAGGTCATTGTCAGTCGTAATAGTGCCACGCTGGCTGACGGTGAACGTCTGTGCTGCATCGGTCTTAGCGGTATCTGCATCATACTGCTGGAGAGTTACACCAAGATCAGTAGAATCATATTTACTATTTATAGCGGTCTGTACAGCATAAAATTCAGTATTAAAATCTGAACCAGAAATAATCTTATTCGGATCAGAATCGGCTAGACTATCTTTGCCAGACCAGCTAACTTGAATCGTATAATCGCTCATTTGTTACCTCTTGTATTTAACTGCTTGAAGAATATCTAGCTATTCCGTAAAGTGATTTAGTGCTGCCATAAAGAGCTTGATCACCGCTATCGTAAGGAGACCTTTCATCTTGTCGTTGGTTAGAAAGTTTTATAAATAACTCTTGCCTTGACCACTTAGGAGTCTGTGGTTTAGGTAGCGGTTTAAACAAAGGTTTTGTTTTTCCGCGAGGCATTAGGATACCCTAAGTCTTTCTCCAGCCCAACGAGCAAGATTTTTCTTTTTCTTTTCTTCCGTCATTTTTTTCTTTTTCTTTTTAACGAAGCTACCAGCTTTTCTGTTTTTAACTGTTTTCATTTTAAAACAATCTAACTCCATGTTCTTTGTTTCGTTTCTGAACTAACGCTAGTAACTTTTCCCGCTCTTCTTCCCAAATATCTTTTAGTTCTAAAGTGTTTACTGAAGGAGCATCTGTAATGCTTCTCTTAACAGTACCTGTAGGTATTTTTAAATTAGATGTTTTTGGTTTAACTTGTTTATCTTTAGGGTTAAAAAGCCCACCGGTTTGAATAGTAAAAGGTTTTGTAGAAGGGGCGGTAGTAGTTTCATTTGATTTACTTTTAAGTTCTTTACCGTTTTCTACATCATGCTCTTCATAGGTTTTATCTTTAACTTCGTCTAGTTCATCTTCTTTAGAAAGCATTTCAAGAAGACTTTCCATATCTTCCGATTCTTCTTCAAAACCTTCACCTTTAAACTCTAGCTCGTTTGTTTCAAGAAACTCCTGAATTTCTTCTGGAGATGCTGAGGGATTTGACGCTTTATAAGTTTTAACTAGCAAGTTATTATAAAGTTGTTTTACCTTGTTTTTTATTTTTTCTAATTCAAGATCATAACTTGTGTCCATCAAAGCAGATTCGAGAGTAAGCATGTGCCTGTCTTTCTAATATTAAACTGACGACCTAACGTTATTTCCGTTTACTTCGTGTTCTCTAACCCAACGCTCGTCTGAAGTAAGAGTTTGAATATTAGGTTTAGAAACTGCCTGAACCATGTTGCTTCCACAAAGTTTACACTCAACAGGATCAGAGCGTTCAACTACTGTACGAAACTCTTCTTGAACGCTATAACAAGTTCGGCAAGCATAATCGTATGTGGGCATGGTTCCTCCTAAGAAACGGGGACTCCAGGGTTACCCGGAGTCCCCTATACTATTTAAGCAGCCGGTACAACAAAGGCTACACCAGCATTGTCACGGAGTTCCGAAACACCGTACAGCGTATCAGCCGTGAAGAGATCACCAAGATACTCCTGCTTGTACTGAGTCTGGGAGCGAACGCCCATCTGTTCAGCAAGGCACAGAGCATCTTTGTGCATCATAACACCAACGCGCTGTGCAGCGGAGTTAATCGACGGGCAGTTAGACGAAACAAAAACGTCCATGCCGTAGATGCTGCCGATCTTGCCGGTCTTGATTGCTTCGCCGTTACCAATGAACTGCTGCTCAGTGAAACGGTTAATACCAAGCATGTCGTTGGCAGCAATCGGAGGAATAACCATGCAGCGGTTATCCATAGGAACATCGGCATTGTCCAGCTTAAGGATCATAGCACGAATACCAGCATCTGTAATGTCGGTAGCGTTTGAAGCGGCACCTGTGTACAGAGTCGTACCGTCACCACCGATAACAGCTTTTTCGTACAGAGCTGCGCCCGTAC